CGGCCCTCGCACCAGCGGTAGTAGAGCGGCGTCTGGTGGCTGGAGTCGGGGTGGTCTCCGGCGATCACGGCGTGGCGCCCGCGTCCGGTGCCGTTCTGCCAGATCGCTTCCAGCACCACGGCGCCTTCGCTGTTGCGCCAAGAGGCGCTGCGGTTCTCAAACTGGGGCCACCAGTGGGGCGCCACTTGGAAATAGAGCTTGGCGCGGCCCTTTTTGCCGCTGATGTTGGCGAGCGTCGGGGGCAGCTCCGATGGGTAGTGGCGGAAGTGCTTTCGGAAGGAGCGAACGGCTTGGGAGCCGTAGCCGTCGAAGTCGATCACCAGCAGGCCGTTGCTTTCCTCGCCGGTGATGACGCCCAGGCCGATCATCTTGTGGCTTTTCCAGCGTTCGGCGGCGCTGGGGGACTCGTTGATGCGGATGACGGTTTCGAGGGTGTGGCCTTTGCCTTTCTCGTTCCAGCCGTCCTCGAAGCAGCGCTTGGCGTCATCACCGCCACCGGTCATGGCGTAACGCCAGTGGGCGGGAAGCCCGTCTAGCAGGCGTAGTTGGTCGTCGCGAAGCATGGAAGAACTACCTGGCTAGGTGAGGCTACGGGCCATGTGCCGCATCAGGTAGCGCTTGCGCTGCAATCCGCTGAGTCTCTTGGGACTACTTGCCTAGGTAGGATGCAGGCCGTAGGGTCTGCCCAGGCGCTCCGCGGAGATGAACAAGTGGTTTGGGCTGGGACTGGTGTTGGGGCTGGGAGCCGGTGTCTTGGCGGTGATCAGCGAGTGCCCTTGGCAGACGTGTCTAGCGCCGGGGCTCTACCTAACCCCCCTGCATGTGGAGCAACCATGGAACAGCCGCTGAGTCCCTACGACCGGCGCCAGATGGCGTTGGACGTGGCGGTGGACATCTTCTGCGACATGGACCCCCAGCGCGTTCGAGGCGTTGCCTCGTGGACCGCAACCCTGCTGGGCATCAGCGACAAGACCCTTCTCAAAATGTGGAGCGAGCGACGTGTCCCACCAGCCTGAGCTCCGGCTTCTGGACCTATTCAGTGGTATTGGCGGTTTCAGCTATGCCGCCGAGGTTCTAGTAGGGGGCTTCAAGACTGTCGGATTCTGCGACACTGAGCCTTTCTCACAGCGTCTGCTGGGAGCACGTTGGCCTGGTGTTCCTATCCATCCTGACATCAGAACACTTAGGGGTGAACCTGATCAGGTGGATGTAATCACTGCTGGTTTTCCCTGCCAAGATCTGTCTACTGCTGGAAAGCGAATGGGCTTTGCCGGTGATCGTTCTGTTCTTTTCTATGAAGTCATCCGCCTTGCTAGGGAGTTTCGACCTCAGTTCTTACTGCTTGAAAACGTTAGAGGTCTTTTGTCTCACGCAGACGGGGAGACGTTCCAAGAAGTCCTCTTTCAAATTGCCAAAGCAGGGTTTGATGCGGAATGGTCATCTATACCAGCATCAGATTTGGGAGCCTGCCACCAGAGAGACAGAGTGTGGATTGTTGCCTACACCCAGAACAAACAGTGCAATGACAGTCGATCTCCGTACTCAGCAGAACAGACCAGAGCTTCAACCCAACCTAGAAACGGTGGTGGCTCGGATGCTTCCAACGCCGACAACGCGCGACCACAAGGACAGTGGCCCGAATGTGAATTATCAGAAGATTGCGGAGAAGGGTCGCCTCCCTGGAGCGGTTGTCATTCACTGCTCAACTCAAACTGGCGGAGCTACTTATCTCAACCCGTCCTTTGTCGAGGAGATGATGGGTTATCCGGTCGGGTGGACCGACTTAAGGCACTTGGAAACACTGTCGTTCCTCACGTTGCAGCAGTGCCCCTACGCCGCATAAAGCAACTTCACCTAACCGCTATACAGGAGAACCCCCATGTCACTAAGTAAGGAGCTGAAGCGACTAGGCACCTGCTTCTGCCTCGATACCGAGACGGCGATGGCGCCGCAGTGCTTTCAGCCCCGGCAGGCGCGTCTGATCCAGTTCCACAACGACACCGCCAGCCTCTACTACGACCTCCTCGCCTTCGGCGCAAAGGAGTGGGGAGAGCTGGCCGCGTTCCTGGAGGATCCGGCGCTCGAGATCTACGGCCAGAACCTGCTGTTCGACTATCGCGTTCTGTACGCGAATGGCATCCGCCTCGCCGGCACCCTGTTCGACACCATGGTGGCGTCAAACCTGATCCATAACGGTCGGGCCAAGATGTCGCACTCGTTGGCGGAGATCGCTCGCCGCGAGCTGGGCAAGGTCGTGGATAAGTCGCTCCAAGCTGGTGGTGGTGAGACCAGCTGGATGGAGGGGGAGCTCACCGAGGCGAGGATCGCCTACGCCATGGGCGACGTGATCACCACCTGGGAGTGCGCCCATGTGCTCCACGAGCAGATCGCAGCGCAGGAGCTCACGGACGTGTACGCACTGGAGTGTGCGCTGATCCCTGCGGTGGCACAGATGGAGCACCACGGGATGTATCTCGATCCCGATGCCATCTCGGAGACGGTGGAGCACTACAGCTCTGAGTCGGAAATGGCGAAGCAGTGCTTCCTCGAGACCCTGGATGGCCGGTTGCAGGATGCGGGGGCACCGGCTTTGCCGAAGGACGACGACGGCACCTTCAACACCCGCACGAAAGACAGCGGCTCCATCCGCCTAGGCACCAAGCGTTTCGCCGGCTTCAACCTCAACAGCTCGTCACAGGTGCTGGCCTACTGGAAGTTCCTCGGCATTGAGCCGGTGGATGACGCCAAAAAGCCGACCACCGACCGGAAGGTGTTGGCGCGGTTCCAGAGTGATGAGCTGGTGCGGATGTTCCTGCACTACAAGCGGGTAGAGAAGCGCAAGGGGATGGCGCAGAAGCTGACCGAGCACTGCGATGAGGACGGCAGGATCCGTGCGCGGTTTATGCCACTGGCCACCGGCACGGGCCGCTTCAGTAGCTCATCGCCCAACCTCCAGCAGGTGCCCAGAGACCCGCAGTTCCGCTGTGCATTTCGGGCACCAGAAGGGCGGCGTCTGGTGCAGGCCGACTATGCGGCGATGGAGCTAAGGGTTGCCGCGGCCATCGCCAATGAGCGGGCCATGATTGACGCGTTCAATGCGGGGGCGGATATTCACACCCGCACCGCCGCACTAATGTTCAACCTCACTGAAGGCGAGATAAAGGAGCGGAAGGAATTACGCCAGCAGGCCAAGGCAGTCAATTTTGGCGCACTATATGGCTCGTCCGCAAGAGGCGTTCAGCAGTATTTCGCCACCCTGGGGATGTTTATTAGCGAGAAGCAGGCGAGGGAGTTGCTGCAGTTGTGGCACGCGGCCTACCCGGCGTTTTGTAAGTGGCACCAGTTGTGTCAGGCCAAAGCGATGAAGGGGGATCCAGTGCGCACCATCATTAAGCGCCGCCGGCTCTTATTCGGAGACGAGAATCGCCTGACCGTGCAGGCCAACAACGTCGTGCAGGGTACGAGTGCTGATATAACCAAGGCGGCTCTTATTGCCATCCATCGCGCTTTGCCGGCCCGTGCATTTCTGGTGGCAACGGTTCACGACGAGATCCTCGTCGAGTGCGAGGAAGCAGATGCCGAAGGCATTGCGGAGATGGTGATCCGTGAGATGGAGGAAGCGGCAGTGCCGATGCTGGGCAAAGGCATCCGCATCAAGGCGGAAGGTGGTGTGCTCACCAGCTGGGGGGATAAGTGAGGGCCGCTCCTACCCGCCTAGGTAAGCTAGGAGAGTGGCTGTGGCGCTCTGGACGGCGATCTGCGCGATCCTCAGCTGAGGCGGCTGCGGCGGGCCATGGCGATGGCCACGGCGGGAGAGCTGCACCGGGCAGCCGACTTCCTCGAGGCCGCCCGCTTGATTCGCCAAGGCAAGCGCCGCCAAAGGGCGATCAGCCGCCACCAGCAAGGCCAGCGCATCGGCACACCCAAGCCGCGTTAATCACTTTCTGCATAACCAGCTATTTGCGCTAATTGCATAGCACTGGTGCAGCAGATCAGCGTCGCACTGCTGTGTTTGGATAGCAAAAGTGCGGCAGATAAGTACATGTGTACCCCCCCCCCCCGAGGAGCCGACATGCTTTATGTGGACTGGATTAGTCGCGCTGGAGCGGCTGTGTGGATGTAGACCTTGTGAGAGAGCTGGTGCTACGTGCCGTGGCTCTAGAGCTCAAATACGAAGCTGAACACGGTCCACCGCCTGGTTTCGCACCTCTACTCGAGCCACCAGTTGCTGAAACAGCAGACGCAGCTCTTCTGGTGGTAGATGCTCAAGGGTGCGAGGACGCGCTAGTACCGCTAGCAGTTTGGGATCCACTGGATCCTGGCTATGCAGATTCTGCAACTTGTCCCGCTTCAGCTGAATAGCGTCCTCGAGGTCGGGGTCGTTGAGTTGCTCAAGCCGTTTGATGGCGTCGCGTAGCTCCTGGGCCTCGGGAGGCTCGGTGGCTATCACGCTCGTTAGCGCTAATGCTCGCTCGGCGATGGCCTGGAAGATGGCGTCGCGGATCACCGACTCGTGGGTGCTCTTGTACTGCTGGGCGCAGCCTCGTGCCTTACACACCATGGACGGGATGGTGCGACCACCGGCATAACTCATGGACTTGCCGCAGTGACCACACCTGCACAAGCTGGTGAGCAGGCGGGGGATGATATCGCTGTTATGGCCCCACATACGTCGGTTGGTGGCGAGCTGGTGGGTAATGCGGTCGAACTCGGCGAAGCTTATTAGCGCCTCGTGGGCGTCCCAGACTATTTCAGCAAACAGGTGATTGGGCTGTTGGTTATACCCAATGCCGCCTCGAAGGATCGGGTTGAGTAGCCAGGCGCGGACGGCGTTGCAGCTGTTGATTGGAATGGCGCCTAGGCCCTGGCGGTCCCAGACGGTGAGGCTGGTGCTCATCCTCCAGTTGTTCTCGCGCAGGATGCGGAGGAAGGCTTGGGCGCGGTGCCACTCCTCGGGGTGAGGCTTGAGCGCCGTCTTGTCTGGGGTAATGCAGTAGCCCCAGGGGGCGCGGCCGCGGAGAGGGAGGCGTTTCTTGCGGCCCTCGCGCAGACCGGCGCGGATGCGTTGGGAGAGCATTCGGCTCTCCATCTCGGCCATGGTGGTCATGATCCGGCTCATCACGAACCCCGCGGGGGTCTCGGACTCAATGGTGCCGCCGTCAATGGCGGTGAGCTTCACGCCCCGTTTGGCGGCGAAAGCGATGGCGGCGTCCACGTCGGCGGCGTCGCGGCCCAGTCGGTCGACTCTGGTGATCACCACCTCGTCCACCTTGCGGCGGTCGATTAGGTCCAGCAGCGCCAGGTAGCCCACGCGGTCGCTCTCCCGGCCGCTTTGGATGTCCTCGATGATGCGGTCCACGCCAGTGGCCATCACGCGTGAGCGCTGGTTCTCCAGGGCGGAGAGCTGCTCACCAGAGCTGGTGCTCACACGGATGTAGCCGACTCGCAGGGAGGAACTCATGAGACTCCCACCAGGGCCTTGCTACCTATGGAAGTAACCGGTTTACTCTGGTCTTCAGAGCACCTCCTACGGGCTACTCACTCAGGCCAATGGCTGAAAACCCTTTCTACCACTCAATCCAGGACGGCTCGGCCCTTCTGAGTGCGATTTCAACGCAGCTTGACTGCCTCTCCGATCTCGCACAACTGCCTCTCAACGCTGCAGAGCGGAACACCGCCAATCGGGCGGTACAGGCGATCAACGCGGTGCTTGCCGGTGCCCTTGAGGTCGCCGCCGCTGAAAACACCCGCTGGGGGCTCAAGAGCGATGTCTGATCAGCTCGAAGCCACCCTGCAGGAGCGGGGCAGCCGCTACGGCGACTTCAAGGGGCACGCCACCGCCACCATGCAGCTCAAGCGCCAGATCCGCATTGAGCTGCTCCACCGGGGCAAGTCCCTGGCGGACGACCAGATGGAGGCGCTCGACATGATCTGTCACAAGATCGGCCGCATCATCAACGGCGATGCTAATTACCATGACAGTTGGTTAGACATTGCAGGTTATTCTATGCTTGTTGCTGATAGATTGCAGCAAGAAGAGCAGGAGAACAATGCCAAAAACTAAGTGGAAAAACGTGGCTACCACCTCTACCTACTTTGCCTGGAGGAACATGCGTCGCCGCTGCTCAAACCCTAAGGACCCCTCGTGGTCCCACTACGGGGGCAGAGGCATACAAGTCTGTCCTGACTGGGCTTCTTACGACCAGTTCGTGACAGATATGGGTCTAAAGCCTGAGGGAATGACTCTTGAAAGGCTTGACACCAATGGCGACTATGAGCCACGGAACTGCACTTGGGTCACCCTGCGGGAAAACCTCAACAACCGCAGGAATACGGTTCGCGTTCAGGGCATTCCGGTGACGGTCTTGGCCGATGCCACCGGGATCAAAGCAGACACGCTGCGAAAGCGCGTCAGCTATGGCATAGAAGACCTACGGATTCTTCTGCCGAGAGCTAATGAAGGTGCGGAACTTCAGCACGGCACCCGAATTGGATACGAGCGCTACGGATGCCGTTGTGAGGCCTGTAAGGCCTTTAACGCTGAACGAGCACGAGCCTTTCGTATGAGGCGTCGTTTGGCCAAAACCGGTGAGGGAGTGCAGTGACCACGACCATCGACCTCAACGCGGCGTGGGCCGCCTTTCAACAGGAGCGTTCCGTCACGCTCTGCGCCACCAGCTTGAGCACTGATTACGCGCAGGTGCAGAAGTGGTTCGACCGCTGCCCCATCCAAGAGCTGGATCGCGGTCGGGAGATCATGGGCTGGATCTGGGCCCAGGAACCCAACAAAGCGGCACGCCGGGTGGCGATGTATCTCAAGACGCTCTATCGCTGGGCGGCTTCTGAGGACGTGGCGCTGGTCAGCCGTAATCCGGTGGCCAGCTACAAGTTCCCGAAAAAGCCGCAAGGTGAGGACGAGGTGATCGTGATCCCGCGCTCGGAACTGCCGTTCCTTTTCGCGGGATTGTCCTCCAAATGTCGGAAGGCAAGGCCTTGGCACTTAGTGGCTGAGACCATGCTTCAAACCGGTGCCAGAACGGGCGAGGTTTTCGCCGCCAAGTGGGACGACATCAAAGGGGAGCGGTTGCTTGTTCACCAGAACATGACCCTCACCCATGGGCTAAAGGCGTCCACCAAGACCAACCGCAAGCGGTGGGTGCCCCTCAATCCGGCCATGCGGGGAATCTTGGAAGAGCTGCCCCGCACCAGTGAGTTCCTCTTTCCTTGGAATCGCCAGGCCTTTCAGTCGTTTTTTAAGGATCGGGTGGGCAAGTTGGTGGAGCAGGGGGTGATCTCGCGGGCCTATCGCCCCTACGACCTCCGCCACACCGCCATCTCGGGGTGGTTGGAGGCAGGCATCCCGATCACTCAAACGGCCAGTTGGGCGGGCAACAGCGCTCAGATCATTTGGGCGCACTACGCCAACACCACCTCTGACTACGAGATGCCGGTCCTCTGAGCCGGTGCCTCACTACCAAGCGAACCCTCGCTTTTCTTCCCCCATGACTACCTCACCGAGTAAGGCCCTGGACTGCGACCCTACCGAGCAGCAAGCGCGGCAGGACTTCCTGGACGAGCTCTACGTGCGTTCGGGACGAGACCGCTCCAACCACCCGATGCACTGCCTTTACACCGGGCTCTACGCCGAGTGGACCCAAGCCCAACAGCAGGACGCGTGATGACTGACCAGCAACTCGAGCAGCTTTTTGATGCCTGGTGGCGCGATAGCTACCCCATGGCACCGGTGAACAAGCAGAGCCGCGCCAGTCACCTCGCCTTTGGCCGGTGGGTGTTGGAAGCTCCCGCACCTGAAAGCGAGGAACCCAGCGCATGAAGTCCGAACGATTCGAGGCCCACTCCCTTTGGATCGACACCAACTTCGACATGAACGGCCGTTATTGGACGGTCTGGAAGCCCAACACCACTCAGATCTTCCGCGACAGCAAAGAGATGTTGCGGTGGATCTCCTGGCCACCAAAGACACCAACTGGTGACTCGTTGCGCTCGTGGATCAGTTCGCTCCAAGCCGCTGACGCCGAACGCAAACAACGCCCCGCCCCCGTAGGGGACGCCAATGTCCCCCACAGCTTTGACCCCCTTGCTCACGAATCAACCCTTGACGACTCTGACCCCAACCACGCAACTCGCACCATCATCTAAATGGCATCGACGCTTCCTTGAGGTGGCCTCCCTCGTCTCCACTTGGAGCCGAGACCCCTCGACACAGGTTGGTGCGGTGGCGGTGCGTGATCGGCGCATCTTGGCCACCGGCTACAACGGCCTCCCCGCAGGTGTGGCAGACACGCCAGAGCGGCTGGATAACCGAGAGCTCAAGCTGCTGCTCACCAGTCACGCAGAGACCAACCTGCTCACCTACGCCGCACGCGACGGGGTGAGTCTCAATGGCGCCACCGTCTACGTGACCCTGTGGCCCTGTAGTCACTGCGCCGGCCAGCTAATCAACGCTGGTGTGGTGAAGGTGGTGATCCCCAACCAGGAGCCACCCGAGCGGTGGGCCACCTCGTTCTCGTTGGCGCGGCAGATGTTCCTGGAAGCCGGCGTTGCGCTGGTGGGGTTGGACTGATGGCTCTCTACAAGTGTCCGCCCTGCCCGAAGTGCGGGTCGCGGTTGAACCGTGTGGTGTTTATGCGTCGCCTTGATGAAGGCGATCAGCTGCGCCGTAGGGCGTGTGAGACCTGCGACCACCGCTGGTATTCGCTGCAGCCGCAAGAGGAGCTGGTGTCCACACACCTGATCCGTTGGCAGGGGAAAAAGCCGGTTATCGACCGAGAGCCGGTGCCAGCGCCACCCACCATCGCCGCCAAAGCGCTCGATGCGTTTTGGGGTGAGCAGCACAACGAGGAGTCGCTCAGCTCAGAGCAGCGGATGCGCTCGGCGTTTCAGGTCGTTGTCGACCACATCATTCCACCTTCAGTTGTTTCGTAACTAGGACCATGATCAAAAACCACGAGAGCCCTGCGATCAGTCGCTACCTCGAAGACATCGCACGGCACCCGTTGATGACTCCATCGGAGGAGATTCAGCTGGGGAAGCTGGTGCAGGAGGCGCTCGCGTTAGAGGCGTTGGAGCGGCAGTTGTCCAAGGCGGAGCAGCGGATCGTTAAGCGCGGCGAACGCGCTAAGCGCCGGTTCATTGAGGCCAACCTGCGGCTGGTGGTGTCGCTGGCTAAGAAGTACGCCTCGCGCAACCTTGCCTTTATTGAGTTGATGGATCTGGTGCAGGAGGGCAGCATTGGCCTCATGCGGGCGGTGGAGATGTTTGATCCCTCCCGCGGCTACAAGTTCTCCACCTACTCCTACTGGTGGATTCGGCAGGCCATGAGCCGGGCCATTGCGCAAAAGGAGCGGATCTTGAGGGTCCCCTGCAGCGTCGTGGAGAAGGTCAACAAGATGAACAAAGTGAGCAGGGAAGAGGCGCACCGGCTGGGGCGGATGCCGACTCGCGCTGAGATGGCTGCGGCCCTCGACACCACCGAGGCCGAACTGGAGCTCATGATTGAGCGGGGTGGGCCGATGCTCTCGCTTGACGCGTTCTGCAAAGACTCGGAAAGTGTCACGCTCCTCGATCAGCTGGCGGATCCGGTGTCATTGGATCGCTCCGATGAGGAGATGCTGCTGGAGCTGTCCATCAACTCCTCCACCCTGCAGCTGTGCATGGAGAAACTCGAGGAGAAGGAACAGCACCTGTTGCGGCTGCGCTACGGTTTTGACGGCAAGCAGCGGGCCACCTACACCGAGGTCGGGCAGGAGCTGGGGGTGAGCCGCGAACGGGCGCGGCAGATCATCACCAAAGCCTCGATGAAGCTGAAGGTGTACCTCAGGCAGGCTGGGATGGATCCAGCCGGTAGCCCCAGAGCTTCAACACCAGCCGTACCGGCCAAGGCACACCCGCTCGTGAAGCGTGCCGCACCGGATAGCGTTGGGCAGCTTGTGCCGGAGCAGTGGTCGCTTCAGGCTCGGCGAGAAGTATGGACATCTCCAACTCGGAGACATACGCAATCGCCTTCCGAATTATCGACTGTTGCATGAAATGCTGTTCCAGCATCGAACAGGCGAGTTCTGCAATGCGCTCGGGCTCCTCTGATGCGTGATTTCGCAGAGCTCGCTTGCCTTTCTCCATCTCAAGAGAGGCAGCGAGCGATAGCTCTGGCACTAACCATTCAGCAAGAGCCATTGAGCAACCTAGAGGGCTTGCCAAAGGTTGCCGTGCCTGCTCCCACCATCGAGCGCATTGAGACTGTTGACGGGCCGGTGTGGTGCGTTACCTATGCCGGCATGACCCGCTATCACCGTCAGGACTGGCAGGCGTGGTGGCTTTATGAGGCGGCAAAGGCTGCGTACTTTGCCCTGTCAGGGTTCAGCCAGGATCGCCCATCCTGAACGGGGCCCCTCAACAAGCCACCTAGGGCCCCAGTTCTTACGGCTATAGGCCAGGCCAGCACCACGGCTGGAGCTGTAGGTGCCCTGGGCCACCAACATCTCTCCCCACGGATCGTTGACGATGGCCGCCGTTGGCGTCAGGCCAATCACCGCGAGCCAGTGGCCACCCCCAGAGGGAGCCGCTGAAGTGCCGTGGTGCAGAAAGCCACAGGGAATCGGGACGCCTCTATCGATCTGCCGCTCCAAATCAGCCCAGTCGGCGTTTTGCACAAATCGTGCCGTAATGCCGTAACTGGCGAGGGCCTTGATCTGGGCGTTGGCGTCGGTCGTGTCGCCGTACTGCATCACCCGCTGCAGGTACTGATCATCGGCGTTGGGACCGGTGAGACTGCCGGGGCGTAAGTAGGCGGTGAGCATGGCGCAGCTCGAGCTAAAGCACATGCGCTGGGCCTGACCACTCAGTGCGCTATCGCGTTGGGAGAAGTAGGGCACCTTGAGCGGGTTGCCCGGTTTCGCCGTGATCGGCGCCTTCTCATTCATCAGCTTGATCAGCTTGCTCGCGTATTCCGGGTCGGTGGCGTAGCCCTCTTTGATCAGTGCGCGGGCCGCGTCGTCGCGGTTAGGTGCTTTATTCACACCGGTGTGATCACGCCAGTCCCGGTGCCAGCGATCCACGAGGTACGTGACGCATTCGTCGAGGTCGCGAAAGTCCAAGAACTCGTCGGTGATCGTTACGGTCTTGCCGTTGATCACCTCTTGCGTGCGGGTCTTGGTGCCGGGGCCCTTGAGACCGAAGTAGTTGTTCTTGCCGCTGGTGTGCTTGCCGTGGCCACTTTCCAGCGCCCATTGCGCTGCCACCAGCTCTGGGTAACGAGCACCTGCTCGCTTGGCAGCGTCCATCACGCCTACCCAGGTGTTTGGTGTGTCGAGCGGCTTGGGTGGGGGTGCGGCACGAAACGACTCCACCCACTCGCTGTCGGAGCGCAACAGCGACTCGGGCATCATCGACTGGAGCATGTCGATGGCTGCAGCCTGGTGGGGTTCTCCGCGGTAGTGCTTGAAGAAATCGCGGAGTTTGATGTTCGCCACAGTTCAGCGCCGGCCCTTTTTGCCTTCGGCCGCCACCGCCTTAAGCACGGCGATCACCAGCTGCCCCCAGCTGTTGGCCTTGACCTTGCGGGTCAGGGGCAGGGCTTCTGATATACCGAGCAGCACCACCAGGACACCGCATAACGCGGATAGCTGTTCAACGTCCATGGAGCCGGTGCTGGTGCCCCTAGCTTTCCGGCTTAGCTCTTGGCTTCTAACGCGGCCAGCCGCTGCTCAATGGAGCCGATTCGCGGGTACAACTCTTGGCGGTCTTCCTTGATCTCTTGGCGCAGCAGGCTCACTTCACCGGCGATGTGTTCCACCGCTGAGGTCAGCCGCACCACAGCCATCGAGGCTTCGCTATCCCGGCGAAAGAGGTTGCCAACGCCGCTGGCGGCAATACCGATACCAGCACCAACGGCGGCAGCAAAAACCTCGATCACTGCAGGGGGGGGGGGGCGTGGCGCTCTGACTAGGTTGCCTCCGGTGGCTAGGGCTATCCCGCAAACACCCGCACCGGCTGCTCAGGGCTCACCACATAGGCGTCCCAGTCCTCGGGCAGCTCGCCGATGTAGTTGACATGCCAGCCGTCCAGCACCGTGGGCGTCTCGCCGCCGATGGCGATCACGCCCACCACGTCCAGCGCATGGGTGTGGCTGGCGGTGAGCACGGTGCCGTCAGCGTTGGTAAAGCCGGCGTCGGCCAGCGCGGCCATGCCGGTGGCTTCGTCGGGGAAGCGAAGGTAGTGGGTCATTGCGTCACCGCCTGGAGTGTGCTGTTGGGAAGGCGCTGGGGCCAGTAGGTGAGGCGGTTGATGGTTGAGTTACTTATGCTGGTCCCACCTGTTGTTCCAGCAATAGTTGCCTGCGTAATGACAACCGGAACAGTGACAGAAGAGTCTGCTGATGGTGTTCCAGCATTTACTACAAAAGCGCAATTATCAGTTGCAACAGCAAGAGCTACCTTTCCTCGAACACCTTGAGCAATTGTTCCACCGTCTTGGCCCATTTGGCCTACACTGCCTGTGCTAATACTTGTTCGCACCAGGTTGGACGAGTATTGCTGTAATCTAATTATATTATTACTTGTTCCATCAGAAAACTCAACAATGCGGGGGAATTGACTAGAAGCAATAGAAAATCCGACAATATCCGCAAACACCGTCCCCTCCGTCTGGTTATACCAGCTGCTGAAGTTTGCCCCGGTAATGCTGGCCACGTCTGCACTGCGGGTGGCCGTGGCGGTGGTGGTGGGGATGTAGCTGGTGGGGAAGGCGCCGGCTTCGAGTTGGGCGCCCACTACATACAAGCCATTGGTCCCGTCAGCAACGTTAGTTTTGATTGTCCAATAATCGCCACGGTTTCCAGGCGCCGAAGTTGCTGAAGTGAAAGTCCAAGAAACGCGATACCAACCGTTTGGAAAAGGAACAATAGCGGCAGACTGAAGATCAGCCGAAGGACTTGGCGCCGTGCCGTTGCCTATTAACGTAAAGTCAAAACGTGCCCCGCCAACATTACTGCGAAGTCTTAAAACAGTAGCACCAGCAGGCTTAACAAATAAAGATTGAGCGTGTGCTGTTGAGTTGGCAATTGAAATACCGCTTCCAAAATTAAAGCCATCTGTATTATTGCCAGTGTTTGCACCAACATTTAGTGTAAACAAAGACGCAGTAGTGCCGCCAAATGGGTTTGCAATACTGGCGGCTGCGAGTGTTGAGCTGTTTGCGCCGTAGCTATTCGCAACAAGAATTGCCTCGCTGTGCGTCTTAACATTCGTCCTCTGCTCCTCCACCAGCAGGCCCAGGCTTTCGCCGGTCGTGGGGTTGTGGTCGAAGCGGGGGGCCGAGTTGATGACGCTGGTGGTCGGGATGTATTCGCCGACGGTGCTGGACTGTTCTAGTTGGGCGCCCCAGATGTCAATAGATTCAGTATTAGCCGAGAGGTGGATGCCTAAACGTATTGTTGTTGATGTACTTGTTGCCGTAAAGCTAA